TTAATACAAGCCACAGTCTTGCCACAGCGCCTGTGTGCCACAACCACGCCCCAGCGCTGGCTACGGCTATGAAAGTCCTCAAATACCTTTCTAGGGCGATATAGTAGCTTTATGTTACGCTTCATCTGCCCATGAAATAGTAAAGTCTTTGCCGTCTAGCCCTGTAACCTCATTCACTTGGGTTTCTTTCCATCTTGCCCTTGTTTTTAACCAAAAGATTGCAGCAGCCGTATTACCCTTTTTAGCTTGACTAAACAATGTACCAGCTATAGCGGCATTGGCATCAATACGGCCTTCGTCTAATTCATCTTTGTAATACTTAACCAAGGTATCGGCACTAATCTTTAAGCGTGTGGCTATATCTTCATGGGGGCAACCTAGCGCAGATAAGCGTTTTACCTGTTCTTGGGTGTCCTTTGTGGGTTTGTGCGGGGGTCTACCTTTTTCAGCCATTTTTATAACTCCGCTAAAATAGCTTTTTTGCCAGTAAAGTCTTCCCAACGCTTTACTATGACATCGCAGTATTTAGGGTCTAATTCCATAACAAATGCTTTTCTACCTGTTTGTTCTGCCCCAATTAATGTGCTGCCAGAGCCACCAAATAAATCTAATACATTAAGCAATTTAATATGGTTGCCAAATGCTCTTATAGATAGCGCTACAGGCTTTTGTGTGGGGTGTACATAATTATGGTCTTTTTTAACTTCCCACAAATCTGACTCATTTTTAATAATTTCATCAATTTTGCCATTAAATAAGCAAAACTCATGTTGGTGTCTATAGCCATTACCCATACCAAATACATTTTTAGCCCAAACAATACAGGTTTTGTATTCTAATTTGCCTTGTAATATGCCGTAAAACTTCCAATTACACCAAATGTAATAGACCTTTGGGTCAATAGCTTTAATGGTATTGCATACCTCGCCAATAAAGGCTTCAAAGTCTGATTCAGATAAATTGTCATTTTTAATTACATCGTGTTTACCACTACGACCATTAAAAGCTACATTGTATGGGGGGTCAGTAAACAATAAATCTACAGAATTACCATCCATTAACTTATCTACAGCATCAATGCTTGTGCTATCACCGCACATAAGTCTATGATTTCCAAGGATATATATGTCGCCTAGCTTTGTTTTTGGTTCTTTCGGCACATCAGGCACAGCATCTTCATCTGTTAAACCTTCTGTTTCTTCTATAGGGTTTAGCAAGGCATCTAACTCTGAATCGTCAAAGCCTGTTAAAGATAGGTCAAAGCCTTCATCTTCTAAGTCTTGTAACTCAATAGTTAACATGGCATTGTCCCAACCAGCATTTAAGGCTAATCGGTTATCTGCTATTACATAGGCTTTCTTTTGGGCTTCAGTCATACCGTTTAACTCAATAACTGGTACTTTGTCCATTTTGAGCTTTCTGGCGGCCATTAATCTGCCATGACCAGCAATTATGCCTTTGTCCCCATCTACAAGTATTGGATTAGTCCACCCAAACTCTTTAATGCTGGCGGCTATTTGCGCTACCTGGGCATCATCGTGAGTCCTAGAATTTTTAGCGTAAGGTATTAACGCTGTAATTTCGACTTCTTTAATTTGCATATCTATCCAAGTGGTTGAATATTAATGCTTTTATTGTATTACATATTAACCAACAATATCGGGGTCATGGTTCTTGTTCATTGCATCCATTAAAGCCTGTTTACGCTTCATGCGTTGGTTAGCTTTCTTGTTAAGAATACCACTCTCATCTAGTTCTAATGGAGGATTATGGTCTTGACGCTGTTTCTGTTGTTTTTCTAGCGTTGATTCTTTGTGCGGGCGCAGCATAGCGTTCTCTGGCGGGTAGCTTCTTGTCATGTGTTTCATTACATATCCTTCATTTTGTCAGTAATGACTTCTTTTCTTGTTTTGGCGGCTTGCTTGAAGTCTGAAGCACTTGGCGCACCCTTACTACCAGGTTTACGCATCTTTTCGCCAGAACCAGCTTTAATGCGTTCTTGCTTTGCGTGAATGTTTGCGTATAGACCATTCTTCATTAGCATTTCCACCTTGCCCTAGCTGCTTTTCCTCGTTCCCCTGTCCAGCCTTTAGACCTAGCACAGAAACTATCATGCCTTGGCCCACTAGATTGGGGTGCTTTTAAATTACTACCATTCTTTGCATTGTATGCTGCCCGACCTTTGGCTGTCATTCCAGCACCTTGTTCGGTAGGTAGATAGTTCTTACCTTTGCCGACTGTAGTCTTTGGAATAGGTTTATCATGCTTTTCTACTGCAGCACGAATTTGGTCTTTACGACTCATTTCATGTATTTCTCGTAAGCTGCTTCTAACTTGGCTTTTACTTTGCCTTTAGCATGGGTACGCTGTTCATTAAGTGCAATAGCCAATGCTTGTTTCTTTGGCTTACCGGCAGCTACTTCAGTCTTATAGTTCTTGCCAACCGATTGGGCTGAACCTGATTTATCCATTGGCATAGCTATTCCTTACTTGAGGTATTTAAGTTTGTAACAAGTAGAGTCAATTAACTGTTGTATTTCTGCAACAATATTGATTAATTCTTGTTTTTGCGGCAAGTCTGCATTGGCTTCATTTACAAAATTCTTCAATGATTCCATGTATTTAAGCGCATCTTTAGGCTGGTGATAGACGCTTGGGAAGTCTTTAATCTGTTCGTAGCAACCCATGTAGGCTTCAACGTAGTCATCTACCAATTCTACTATCTCATCATAGTATTTGCCCAAAGCCTTATGCTGTGAGTAAGAATTTGTTGACCAATGGAAGAAATGAGTATTAGTAGCGCTATGCAATAAAGTAGCGGCAAACATAGCAACATTAGGCGTTTCATTCATAAATCACTCCATTTTTAATGATTTTAATACTTCTATTGCTTCTTCGCTTGAATTTACTCGATATAAATGCCCACCTTTCCAGCCAGCAATAAACTTAATTTGGTCAGGGGTAAACTTTTTGTCAGCACCATCTTTTACTTCCATTAAAATAGTGTGTCCTTCATAAGCCACAAGTAAATCGGGTATACCAGCACCTACCATGTGTAATAAATGGACATCAGCACCATTATCTCGTAGCGCTTTTACAACACTTGCTTGATTTTTATCAACTTTTTTGGCGAATGTCATATTTTAGGTTAGTATTTGGTAACTTATTGATTATAGGGGATTTTTGATGGCTAGTAATCGTTTAACGGATGAACAATGGATTGCATCATGGAAACAGATTGGAAGCCCTGGTGAGTTTGCCAGAATAAACGGAATTGCAATTAGAAATGTCATGTCTAGGCGTAGGTCTTTAGAAAGTAGATATGGTATTGAATTAGATACCTTTAATAGTCAAAACCCAGCTTACCTTAAAAAGGTAGACCAAGCTGCACATAATGTCCGTAGAGGAATTGAAGTTAATAAAGTAAAGAAAGTCATTGTATTTTCTGATGCCCACTTTACTGATACCACTACAACAGCGTTTAAAGCCCTTTTAAAGATGATTAAAGAGTTTAAGCCAGAGGTCATCATCTGTAATGGCGATGCCTTTGACGGGCAAGTTTTAAGCCGTTTCCCATCTATTAACTTTGACCAAAAGCCTACAGTATTAGAAGAATTAAATGCCTGTCGTTATCATTTAGATGAAATAGAAAAAGTAAGGCCTGCTGGTTGCCGTTTAATTTGGACACTAGGTAATCACGATATGCGTTATGAGTCATGGTTAGTAAACAAAGTGCCAGAATATAGCGGTGTAGATGGGTTTAGCCTCAAATACCATTTTCCTCATTGGGAAACTTGTTGGTCATTTTGGATTGGTGAGGAAACAGTAGTCAAGCATAGGCTTCGTGGTGGCCGCACGGCAGGTTATAGCAATTTGCAAGCGGCTGGTAACACGAACATTATTACGGGTCATACCCATGTTCTTTGCGCATCACCCATTACAAACTACCAAGGTACTTATTGGGGTGTTCAGACAGGATGCCTTGCCGACCCTATGAGTGCTACCTTTGAGTATTGTGAAGATGGGCCTAAAGATTGGCGTAGTGGCTTTGTAATGCTATCGTTTGACCAAGGCCGTATGTTGATGCCAGAATTAATTATGGTAAGCAATGAAAATACGGGTGAATATGAATTTAGGGGCAAAATACATTGCGTTTAAATCCAGAGGTTGTTAGAAACCTTTACGCTTCTCTTTATTGTTGTTATCCATTTACTAAATGGAAGATGCCTGTGCCTGAAGAAATAGACTTTGTGGTTACGGCTGACCCTGAAACAATGGGTACTTACCTATATGACACGGGTGAGGAGTATGAACATACTATTACTATTTCATCTGCCAGGTGCGGTCATTTTTACACCGTTATTACTACACTAGCCCATGAAATGATACATCTTAGCTTTCATCGGCAAAAAGGTGATAAATGGATGCAACATGGCAAACCATTTAGGACTCGTTGTAAGTTGGTTGCTACTGAGTTAGGGTTTGACCCTTTGGAGTTGTGAGTTACTCATAGCCCTTTCCAAGTTTCTGACTGACTCGTTCCAGCAACTCCTCACAGGATATTTGGTATTTTCTTTCAAAACCTTTGACACCCAATCCGTGAAGTCCACTATTTCCCC